CTCGATCCTGATGCTCAGTCGCACCGAACGCGAAGCGATCAAGCTGCTGCAGAAATCGAAGTACGGCTACCAGTTCTTGCCCGAGTGGATGAAGTGGCGGGGCGGGCCCGTCAATCAGACGCTGACCACGATCCAGTTCACCAACAACTCCTACATCGAATCGTTACCGTCAGCGAGCGACCCGGCCCGAGGCGAATCCGCCTACCTCGTTGTCGTCGATGAACTCGCCTTCCTGCCCAACAGCGAAGAAGCCTGGGGTGCCATCGAGCCTGTCGCCGATGTCGGTGGGCGGATCATCATGCTCTCCACCGCCAACGGCGAAGGCAACCTGTTCCACCGTCTGTGGGGTGAGGCGATCAGCGGCAACAATCGCTTCGAGCCGTTGTTCTTTCCGTGGTCGGCCAACGGCCGCGACATGGACTGGTACAACGCGCGCTCGGCCGAACTTCCCGATTGGCAGATGGCGCAGGAGTACCCGGACAATCCCGAGGATGCGTTCCTGAAATCAGGGCGTCCGGTGTTCGATCTGCGGATGCTCAGAGAGATTGAGTCGTCTGATCCACTGACGCGCGGCTATCTCACTTCCGAACTTCGCTTCGTAGAAGATGGGGGTGCCCTGCGCATATGGGCGTGGCCCAACGATGGCGATCGTTACGTCGTGGGGGCAGACCCCTCCCAAGGGTTGGAGCACAGCGACAAAGCATCGGCTCACGTCATCAATGCTCGAAACGGTGAGGTAGTAGCCCATTGGCATGGGATCATCGACCCCGACCTCTTTGGCTCTGATGTGCTCGTCCCGATCGGGCGGTTCTATCAGCAGGCCCTGCTCGGGGTGGAATCCAACAATCATGGACTGACCGTCCTGAAGGCCATTCAGCGCGCTCGCTATTTCCCCATCTATTACGAACGATCCCCGAAGTACAAACATTCGGTACCTACCGATGTCCTGGGTTTTCACACGACGCAAGTTACCAAGCCGCTCATGATCGACGAGTTGGCAAAAGAGCTACGCCCGGAGGGCAAGTTGGTACTCCACGACGCTGAGACCCTCGCCGAACTGCGCACCTACGTTCGCACCGACAAAGGCAAGATGACCGGCTCGCCGTTCGACGACCGCGTGATCAGTCTCGCGATCGCAGTCCAGATGTTGAAGTTCGTGTGGTTCGCAGACTTCACACCCAAACAAGATCCGCCGCCCGGCACGCTCGGCTGGTGGGAGCGCCAAACGTTCGGCAGCAGCTTCAGCGACGTGATCAACAACAAGGGTCGTAAGTCGATCACCAAGGACCGCGAACCGATTGGTTCATTCGCGGTGCGCCCGAAGTGACAGAATCCATCCAACACAGGAGGAACCCCAATGAGCGATACACCCGAGGAAACTGAAGTCGACGAGCCTGAGTCCTATGAGAATCAGGTGAGCCAGCAGACCAAGGACGCCGAACTCGACGCCCCCGCTGAGGGCGACGACGAGTGACTGCAACGCTGTTGATGCGCCAACGCCCCCACGCCAAGGGGCGGCATCAGCGCGGAGAGCAGCGTCAGGATTGGCGCGGCTACCCCGATGATGGGCAGGTATGGGGCCAGAAGGTGTGGGCTCCTGGGGCGATCACATCTCCCGTTCTGTCGTCTATCGCCCCGGCAACGGTGAGCGCCGCAGCCGGGGCCGTGCTCGTCACCGCGACAGGGACGGGATTCATTGCTGAATCCAAGATTCAGGTCGACGGCGTGATCGTTCCCACCACCTACGTCAGCGCCACGTCGCTGACGACTTCCTACGATCCGAACGTTGCTGGAACGACACAGTTCACGGTTCGCAACCCGGACGGCAAAGTGACAGCGGCCAAGCCGTTCACGGTCGCTGCCCTCGCCGACGATCCCGCAACCGTGCTCGCTGGTTCGATCCCCGAAGTCAAGAGCTATGTCAATGCGCTGGCGGTGGACGACAACCGCGATGACATCATCCAGGCGCTGCTCGATTACGAGCGCGGCCATCAGAATCGAGCCACACTCGTATCGTGGCTCGATCAGCAAACCGGCGTTGAGTGAACTGCGAATGCGGCAAAGCGGCCGAGCCTGGTCGCGACGAGTGCTTCCGCTGCCGGGTGAAAGGCGTCGGTTTCGCCTTCCGAGGCGGGGCTCTCGTCGGCCGCAGCGGTTGGCACATGACCAAAGGCGAATATCTCAAAGAACATCTGCGAGTCGATTCCGAGAAAGAGTTGGCGAAACGGCCCAACGTTGAGAGGGCAGAATGAACGACTGCATCGAATGGACAGGGCACCGCAACAACTGCGGGTACGGGTGTCGGTCTCGACGGACAGGTGCGGGGCTGGTGCATCGTCAGGCGTGGATCGACGCTCATGGTTCCATCCCACCGGGCATGGAAGTCATGCATCTCTGCAACAACCCGGCTTGCTACAACGTCGAGCACTTGCGGCTCGGGACTCATCGGGAGAATCTGCAGATGGCGGCGAAGCTGACGACACGACAGGTGATTGCGATTCGCCACATGCATCGTTGCGGCATGACGCAGAGGAAGGTTGCTGAGTTCTTTGGTGTATCCAGTCAGCAGGTCAGCAAGATCGTTCGTGGTCTGCAATGGAAAGTTGGTGTGTGATCAAGACACAGGCCGAGTTACTCAGCTTCTATCAGAACGAACTCAAACGCAGCAAGAACTGGCGCACATCCAAGACGACGAACTACGACAAGGCGTGGAAGCGCTACATCGACCTGTACCAAGGCAAGTATCTCGACGGCGATCCGTCGACCGATCAACTCGTCGTCAATATGGTGTTCGCCACGATCAATGTGATGGCCCCGGCGGTCGCCATCAATAATCCGCGTTTCGTCGTCAACGCCCGTAACCCAGAATCCGGCTTCCAGGCGATCATCACCGAAGAAGTGTTGAACTGGCTGTGGCGCGCCTACGACTACCAGCGTGAGTTCCGGCTCTCGATTCTCGACTGGCTGCTCGCTGGTCACGGCTGGGTGAAGGTGGGATACAAGTGGACGAAAGAGCCCGAAATCAAACCTGCTGATACGCAGGCCCAGACCGGCGACGAAGTGGACGCCGGGCCCGAAGAAGGCATCGACGACCGCGAGGACAAAGAGGGCAATGTCGAGTCTGAGATGAATCAGTGGAACGAGGATCGGCCGTTCATCGAACGTGTCTCGATCTTTGACATGTTCGTCGATCCCGATGCGCGCCACCCGAAAGAGATGCGCTGGATCGCACAGCGGACGTGGCGACCGGTGCAAGACGTACAGGTCGACAGCCGCTATGTCGCCTCGGCACGCAAGAAGGTCACAGGCTCATCGTGGTCACGATGGAACAGCAACGACGGCGATGCGCGCGACAGCAGCGACAAGCCGAACCCCGGTGCGATCCGCTTCTGTGAAGTGATCGAGTTCTACGACTTGAAGCGCTACAAGGTCTGTACGTTCGCGACCACTAGCGACGACCAGGACGAGGCGACGTACCTCATCAAGCCGGTCACGATGCCGTATGCGTTCGGGCATCCGTTCGTGATGCTGCGCAACTACGAAGTGCCCGACCACTTCTACCCGGTCGGCGACGTGGCACAGATCGAATCGCTGCAGTTGGAGTTGAACGAGACCCGCACGGCGATGTTCAACTACCGCAAGAAGTTCCGCCGGGCATGGGTGTACGCCCGCGACCGGTTCGACACCGATGGCGTGGAGGCGTTGGAGTCCGACCGCGACAACGTGATGATCCCCGTCGTTGGCGACACCGATCCGTCCAGTTCGATCGCACCCGTCCCCGTCGTCATTACACCGCCCGAGTTCTTCGATCAGTCGGCGATGATCAGCAACGACCTGGATCGTGTCTCAGGTGTGAGCGATTATCAGCGCGGCTCCCCGCAGCAGCAGATCAAACGCACCGCTACAGAGGCGGCGATGATCCAAGATGCAGCCAACGCGCGAGCCCAGGACCGGCTCGCCAAGGTCGAACTCGTCTTGTCCGAAATCGCCGAGCGCGTCGTCGGACTCATGCAGCAGTACACGACCGGGGAACAGGTCGCTCGCATCGTCACGATGCCCGTTAAGGGTTGGGTCAACTTCGATGCCGACAGAATACGCGGCGAGTTCGATTTCGAAGTCCAGGGTGGTTCGACCGAGCCCCGCAACGAGACCTTCCGTCGCCAGTCGGCGCTGCAGATCGTCGATGTCAGCCAGCCGTTCATGCAGGCTGGTGTCGTCAACATGCCAGCGCTCTACCAGGAGTTGCTCTCCAAGGGATTCGGTATCAAGGACGCCGGTCGTTTCGTGCAGGCCCCGCCTCCACCGCCCCCGCCCGAAGGTGCCGACCAGTCCTTGCAGCAACTCGGTGGCCCGCCGCCCGAGCCACCGCCGGGGCCGGGAGCATCCGAGGCTGGGGCTGCGCTCGGTATGCCGCCTATGGGTATGCCGCCAGGCGGAATGCCGCCGATGCCGCCAGAGATGATGCCTCAACAGGGTGGTCCACCGCCAGGTGGGATGCCGCCCGGTATGGAAGGCCAAATACCGCCCGAGCTACTCGCGCTTTTGATGCAGCAGCAGCAGGGACCGCCCCCGGAAGAAATGATGGCGGGCGCGCCTCCGATGTAGTTGCCAGGCGTCACCAGTTCGTGTGACTATGATCCGGCTCACACACGAACAACCGGAGGTATGGATTCGTGAGTGATGCACCAGCCCCATTTGATGGGGCACCGGTAGAGAGCGGTCCCGCCGAAGAAGGTGGACAAATCGAGTCCTCGCCGGATCAGTCCACAGCACCACCCCCAGCAGAGCCTGACTATCTCGACATTGACGATTCGATTGCCGGAAGGCATGTTCGAGTCAAAGTCGATGGCGAAGAAATATCGGTTCCACTGTCGGAAGCGCTACAGGGGTATCAACGACAGGCGGCGTTCACACGCCACAGCCAAGAACTCGCGGAACAACGCAGAGAGCATGAAGATGCCCTGCGACTCCATCAAGCGATGCAGGTCAATCCTGGGTTGACGATGCAGGTTCTCGCCAGTAGGGCGGGGATGAGCGTCGAACAGTACTTGGGCCTCAGCCCACAGCAGCGGGCGATCGCTGATGCGGAGCAAGAGCCTGAGTTTGATGACCCCTTGGAACGTGAGATTCACGTCGAACGGCAGGCACGCCTGGCGCTCGAAGAACGAATCATGCAGCGCGAAGCCGACGAACAGCTACGGGGAGCGGTGTACGGACTGCAGCAGAAGTACGGGCTGAACGAAGATCAAGTCAGGGCGGTCGTAGGCCAGACCATGCAAATGGGGCTGGGCATCGAGATGCTTCCGATGGTGTACCAG